TCAGTCATTAAATGTCATCCTTGCTGACAGCCCGGATCCATAAATCTCCGAGACCTGCGCCACGTCGAAAGTAATCCCGCCCGCTATGCCATCCGTGGTTTGCTGGGCAGACGAATAGGTCCAGCTTTGCGCGGTCGTTGTGACCTCCCGCACCAGCGTCTCACCATCAAAAACCTTGACCACATACGCCTCCCCTGCCTCGCTCAGCGGCACGTCGGCCAGATCCCACCGATCCCCACCGGTCCTGGCGCGTCTGATCCACGTTAGATCAATGTCACTGTTGGCAAGCCGAGACCCGGCCAGATGAACCGGTGCATAGGGTCGGTACCCGACACCCATCGGCACCACGACCTGATGTATAAACCGCGGGTCTGAATAGGATCGGTCCGCCGGCCCTACGCGCACGTGCAAATCAAGCCCCAACCGCTCCGGCGGGACGTCCAGCTCGATCTGGGCGGCATCCAGAACCACCACATCCGTCCCCTCAGGCCAGACGTCAGGGATAAGCGGCTCAGTCCCCGCCTGACCGCGTAACAAGCGACTCAGCCGGTAGTACCGTGGTACGATCAGCTCGGCAGACTGAAACTGGATGATCTCCCAGTCCCCTGCTCCGTTACGCAACGCGGCTGCGTTCGCGCCGTTGAGCACCGCCAGATCATCACGGCTTTCCAAAGCGCCATCGGTGATCTCGATATCAAAGCTTTGGTTCGCCCATCGCCCGGGCGAAGCGGCTGTAAGGTCTGTTTTTAGAGTGGCAAGCAGGCTTGGCTGAACAATCTCCGCAGGCGTGCCGTAGCTGTTGTCCTGTGCGGCACTATAGGCCGCCATAGACCCTTCCCAAGGCACATGTGCTGCCGCCACGCGCAGGGCATAGGGGTTTTCCTCGCCCGTCAGCAGCGGCAGGTCCATGATTTCAACAGCAGGTGCGCCAGACAGGTTTTCACCACGCGTGACGATCAATTCGGGCACAAAAGGCGCGCGCTTGAACACATCCTTCTCGACCCGCACGGCCTCCACCCGGCGGGCGGCGGCCTCTTCTACACGGTCGATCCGGTAAAGCGACGGGCCTGTCCCGACCTCCAACTCAATTACATCGCCTGGCCCAAGGTCAAGGTCGGAACGGGGTAAAAACAGCGCCAACTGGTCGCGCGACACCTGCGTTTCCGCCAGCCACCGCGCCGCCACCTCAGACGCCTCTTCATGGCTTAACGCAACGGGCAGGTTAGATCCGGCGGTGTATTGCTCTTCAGATGCCGGGACCTGAGCCTCAGCCGTGGCGGACTGATAGTCCTTCTCAGGATGCACATAGGTAACGCGGACCCTGGCGGGCATCTCAGCCTCAGGTATGCGGCTAACCTCATATGCGGCCGTATCCTCGTCACCAACCGCCAAACGTTCTGCGTCCAGCGTGCGGGCGGGCTCAGCATCGCGATTGCGGAAGGTTAAAGTCCCCTCCCGCTCAAACGCATCGAAGCTGTAAGCCAGCATCAAAGGCTGCAGGCTTTCCCGCGCGCTTTCAGTGGCGACAATCGAATAACCCTGCAACATCCCTTCAAGCGCTGAGACATCCACCTCACCAAGCCCGGCCCGCGTGCAGACCTCCTCAACAACATCAGCAACCGCCACCAATTGAGCACGGCCCGAGATCCAATGGCCACGGGCATGGTTCAACCCATCAGACCAAACATCCATACGGTTGGGAAAATCAGGCCAAGGGCGACCATCCCAAGCCCACACAAAGGCATGGCTCATATCGATCATCGGCCCGCCGTACACTGTCGAGAGCGGGTTCTCGCTCTCGTCACTCCAGAATTCCTTCACCGCCTGCAAGTAACGTTGCTGAATGTAGCGGTCCTGCCCGCCGTCACTATGATACGGCAGCGCGTTCTCGGTTGATTGCGGATCAAGAAACACATTCGGTTGGTTTGTGCCCTTGTCCACAGCGGGACAACCATATTCGGTAAACCAGATCGGTTTGCTTTGCGGCACCCAGGAAGTAGTGCTCGCCTCCTTCACCCCGCCAATGCGGTTCCAGTGATACAGCGACCACCAGTTGCGAATGTCTTTGTAGCGGAAGGTCCAGGGCTCGTCATAGGCCCCATCGGTAATTTCCTGCCGCTCCTGACGATCGCGGGTCGCATCGCTGGCGTAGAACCAATCATACCCCTCGCCGCCAGCAACATTCGCTTTCAGATAGTCCAGCGACTGGATCGACCCATAGCTCGCGTCCAGGTGATCATCACCGTCTCGCCAGTCTGACAACGGCATGTAGTTGTCGATCCCGATGAAGTCGATTTCGGTGTCTGACCACAGCGGATCAAGATGATAAAACACATCGCCCGAGCCATCGCCCGGATGATAGCCGAAATACTCTGACCAATCGGCTGCATAGGAGATTTTGGTCTCAGCGCCCAAAACGCTTCGGACTTCTGCAGCCAAAGCCACAAGCTGCTGCACCGCAGGAAAGCTCGCCGGGCCGTCTCGCAGTTGCGTCAGGCTGCGCATCTCTGAGCCGATACAGAACGCATCCACGCCGCCTGCAAGTTTGCACAGCCAAGCGTAGTGCAGAATGAACCGCCGGTACGACCACTCGGCCGGGCCAGAGTAGACCACCGCATTGCCGCCGATCGCGAAATCGCTTGCCTGAGCAGTGCCAAAAAATGCTGCGACCTGCGTCGTTGCGGCAGCTGTCTTGTCCGGGCTGCCTGTTTGCCCAGGCGCAAGCGCGCCCGTAATACGGCCCCGCCACGGTACGGCAGGCTGCTCTGCCCCTTGTCCCCAAGGATCAGGCAAGCCATTGCCAGAGCGGATATCCATCAGGATGAACGGGTAGAACATCACCGTCTGCCCAAGTTCCTGAAGTTTAGCGATTGCCTGCAACACAGACTTATCCGCAGGCGTCCCACCAAATCCCGGCCGCCCACCGATTTGACTAACGACCGAAGCCGTGGTCCTACCCTCGCCCGACACGCTCCAGGCCATCTCCTTGCCATCCACATCGGCTTGTTCGACCTTGGGCTCGACAATGCACTCACCGCAGCGCAGGTCGGAGCCAAACCAGCTGACAACCAAGCTCACACTGCCGCAATTCGGTAGCTCCGCGACCAGATTGTCGAGCGCGACATTCAGATCAGGCCGTCCTTGATCATTGTTGACGTTGGCGACCTTGGTCTCACCCTTGCCTTCGACAAAACTCACCGAAGTCGTGGCAAGCGAATATTCCCCTGTGCCGGGAACAAGCGCCACCGCCTCCACATTGCGCATCGGCTCAGATGCGGGGTCAGAGCCGTCTGCGCGGCGGATAACCTCAAAGGTGAATTGCGGGATGCGGTTGCCATAGGAAGCTAGCGCCAAATCCTCGATCACCACATAGGCGGTCCCGCGGTAAGCTGGGGCCAGATCAGCGCCAAGGCTTGCGGCAATCAGCGGGTCGGCCAGCTGGGTCTCATCCCCATGATACAGCCGCATATTCAGCTGCGAGGTATCGACAATCTGACCATCTGCCCAAACCCGGCCCAGCCGGGTAATCTCGCCCTCGCAAACAGCAATCCCGACACTCACCGAATAACTGTATTCTTTCGTCTCAGGCACACTCGGCGTGCCCTTGCCACCGCCGCTGACCTTCACGCTTTCCATAAAATTACTAGACCAGATCACCTGCCCCGCCACGCGCATCTGCCCCCAGATCCGCTCCATCGCCGCCCCCTCGCGGGAGCCCATGATCCGCAGTCGCTCGGCCCGGCCGACCTCGACAGCCTCAGAGCCTGCGCCAAAGACACGTTGGTCAATGACCGCCCCAAGCGTTGCACCAACGGCCTTGCCGATGACAACCGAAGAGATACCAAGAATACCCCCGCCAAGCGACGCACCAACCGCGCTGCCGATCCCGGCCAATACCAGTGTAGCCATCAGGCGCTCCTCTCGGGAAATCTGAACGAGGCCGCAATCTTTGCGGCCCAGGGCGCGCTCAGCGGGCTCTCAACTACCCCCTTGCCGCTGTAGGCATGAATGAACGCACCCGGCGCGACAGCGCTAAGAATGCCCACATGCTTTGCGATGCTGGCCGGGGTCATTCGAAAGACCAACACATCGCCAGGTGCGGCATCACGCAAGCAGATCGGCTGCAAATGCCGCATTGCGGCTGCCAGCAGAGTTTCCTCCGCCTGCGGTTCTGCCCAGTCGGCGGTATAGGCAGGGGCAACCTCCGGCTCCGCGCCACGGGTCTCTCGCCAGATGCCGCGCAACAGGCCAAGGCAATCGCAGCCGGCACCCAGCGTGCTCGCTTGATGTCGATAAGGCGTGCCGATCCAACGCCGCGCCTCGGCTATGATGTCAGAGGTCATGGCGGATCTCCTCCCAGCGGCGCACTGTACCATCGTGGCTGGTGCCCTGTTTGGGATAGGCCGTGACCCAGTCTTCTCCCGGCATATGTGGGAAGCCACGGAAATTGACCGCGTTGTCAAACTTCGCGGCACAGGTCTCGATGTATTTGTCGCAGCCCGCGACAACCCGGAACGTGTCGCCGACGACAGCCTCTGCCCGTGCTTCTGCCCAAAGGGTCATGACCCGATCCGTGCCTGAACCCGTGTCACGACGCACCAATGCGCTGATCCCGGCATTTGCACCTGTCTCCCAGGTTAACGCACCCCCCGTGAACCAGCCGGTTTGATAGCCGTAGCTGTCCTCCCAACCGATGATCAGCTGATCGGTGACCGACACAACACTCGCCGTGACCGAATAGGTCGGATCGCTGGTATCAACGCCGCATTTGGTATCCCCAAGCACACGGTCACAGGTCTTCAGAAAGGCGCGTCCGACCGGATGGTTCAGCGCCTCCGCCAGGCCACGCAACTCCGCCTCAAACGCCCCACCTGACGCCCGAACCTCACCGATGGTGCCGCGAAACAACTCCATCCGCGCGTCCACATCCGACCAATCCACAAGCCACTGACGCACCTTTGCACCATCATAACGACCAGCCAGAATATCCGCCTCTGACACCCGGTCAGATGTGAGGGCGCCCAAAGCTACGGTGTTGTCCACCGACAACCCGGTTGAGCGTTCCACGGCGCCTGCGTCCATGCCAGCACCCGCCTCAAACGTGACGTCCTCAAACGCCAGATCAAGATCATGATCTGTGAACCCAATGCTGACGCCATCGCGGCGCGTCACAACCCAGGCCCGACAGATGGTGCTGACCCCTTCTTTGAGGCGGGCCTGTAATATGGCCGCACTCATCGGCGGACCTCCACGATCGGCACTGACGGGATCTCCCCGGCTGAGAAGCTTGCAACACTTGCGGTGATGCGGTCGGTATCAAACCGGACCGGCACATCGAACTCGTAGCCTGCGGTGACCGGAACGCCTGGTGCCGGCGGTGCGGTGAATGTCACCAAACCGGTGTCCACATCCAGGGCGTAGTGCACCCCTTCTTCCCGCTCATCCCCGCCCAGGGCGACGGAAACGGTACCCGACACAGCCTTGGCAATGCCCCTGCAATAATGCGACGTGCCCGACCAATAGTTCTTCGCCAATCGAAATACGGTGGTGTCCCCGTCCCCAACTGCAATTTCCTGGTCAGTGCTGCTTGGGTTCATCGACGGACGGCAGGATTTGTAGTCCGTCCAATCCTTCCAGCGAAACCCGTAGAGCTGACCGTTCCGCGCTTCAAAGAACGCGATCAGCGTCTCCAGATCATCCAATGACCGCATGCCAATGCCTGCATCATACCGTCGCCGGGAATGCGCCCAAGGGGTAGATCGTTCTTCTTCCCCATTTGACAGCGCAACAATCTCCGTGCGCCGCTCGGGCCCGCCGACAGAGCCAAACGACAGGGCTGCCGGAAACCTCACTTCATGAAATCCCATGTGGTCCTCACTGGTTTCTGCGGCCCTGGCCAATGGCCCGGCCAATTTGTGCGGCAATCTGACTGCGAGAGCGGGAGAAACTGGCTGCATCCGGCGAGGTCACGTTCATGGTGATGTTTACACCACCGCCTCCACCGCCGCGCACGCCAAGCTTACCGTCCGGGCCGCGCGCTAATGGCATGATTGCCTCCGGTCCTGCCTCGCCCATCAGCCCCATACGCCCACCGCGCATGCCAAAGCTGGTGGGAGAGCTGACAACGCCCCCATTCGCAAACGCCTGCACCTGGCCTGAATTGAACGCGCCGCCATTGGCGAAAAGCCCGCCAAAAAGCCCTGTAACAGCCCCCGCAAGCGAGTTGCTGACCGGCTTCAACGCCGCACTCAACACCGTGCTCGCCATGCTTCGCCCGACGTTGGTCATAACGTCTGACAGTTTCGCGCCATCAAGGATCAGGTCCTCCATCGCGCCTTTCAAGTTCGTGCCAAGACTGCGGCCCAACCCGGTCGCATCGCGCCCCGCCACCTGCATGGCTGAGGTCACATCCTCAATCTCCGCGCGAAAGGCATTCGCCACCGCATCCGCGTTAAGCACCGTCGCCTCAAGCCCTGCGATGGTCACATCCAGGTTCTGAAGTTCGCCCTCAAGATCAGCCATTCGCGCCTCCGTTGTCTGGGCGGTCCGGGAAGGCGCGCATCAGCGCCTCGAACCCGCCCCGTGTCATTGCACCTGCGTCGCCGTCTGCGCCGGCCAGGATCATCAGCTCCACCGGCGTCAGCGCCCAGAACGTGTCGGGCGGCAACCCAAGGTCGCGCATGCCGACACGCATCAACTCTGGCCAGTGGATCCGGCTCATTCGGGGGGCTCTTGCGACGCGGGCACCTGGAATGTCACCGCCAGCAATCGCGCGGCGGCTTTTGCGGCATCCATCGGCCCGCCATCGACCACGGCGGATCCCAACCGTTCCTGCGGCCAGCCCAATCCGGCGGACAACAGACACACAAGATCCCGCGCCGAAAACGCCCCGCTCTCAAATCGCTCGACCAGCCCCACAAGGCTGGTTTCGCCCAGGCTCTGCTCAAGCTCTGCCAGCGCACCCAGAGACAGACGCATAACCTGCGCCTCACCGTTCACTGAGAGCTCAACCTCACCGCGAAAAGGGTTCGCCATCAGCTCGACGTGAAGACCAGCGCACCGGCCGAAGCCAGCGACATGTCGTAGACAGCCTCACCATCATAGTTGCCCGAATACTCGATGGAGGTGATCTGAAACGGCCCCTCGATCACACCGAAATCTGGGACAATCACCTGAAACTCAGGAATGTCACCGCTGAAAAACAGCGCACGCGCACGCTCATCGGTGTCATCATCCAAAAACACCCCAGAACCAGAGATCGCCGCCGAGCGAACACCGGTCCCGGCCATCAATTCCCGCCAGCCACCGGTGCTGGCCATATTGGTGATATCCACCGTTTCCGCGTTGAACGTGATCCGACTGGCCCGAAGGCCCGCGACGGTCTGAAAGTCGCCCGACCCGTTCATATCGATCTTGATCAGCAGGTCCTTGCCCTTCTGCGCAACCATTGTCTTGTCCTTATATGACTGAAAGCGTTCGGTTTTAACGAAAGACATTGCATCCCCAAAATCCCGCAGCGCCAAAGGTGCCGCAGGGTTTTGGCGAACCAGGTTAAAGGCCGAACGCTTTAAACTGTGTCTTGAAGAACGGCCCGGAACCGAAGTTCCACGCGCCGAGGCTCCGCCGTAGGCCCGCGCAACGCGCGCGCCGACAGCATCCGCAAATTGATCAGATGCCCGCGGGCCAAAGTGATCGGCACATCGATCAGCGCCTCACACACCGCCGCCGCCGCCGCCTTGGGCCGCGAAAACCCTTCTGTGCGGGCGTGGACCATCACGGTGAAATCATGCACCGCCCCATCGCTGGTTTTGGTCGATCCATCACGCACCCGCTCGGGCCCCAAAGTGACCGACACCGCCGGAGCCTCGGCCGGGTCCATCTGTGGTGGGGCATCGTAAATATCCTGGCCCACCAATGCCAGCAATCCGGCATCCTCGGTGAGCGTCGTAAAAACAGCCTCCTGCAAGGCTTCCGACAAGGCATAGGTCATACCGCCGCCCCCTCTTCTGCCTGAATGAGCAGATACCGCCCCTTGGGGTCGCTCTCTGCCACGCTTAAGATGTTGAACACCCGCGCCCCTTCGCGAAACCGCTGCGAGGGGTTCGGCCTGCGCGGACTACCAGCTGGCGCGCCGCGCACACTGATCGCCCAGGGCTGTCGCGTGCTCGACTGCGCACTTACAATCGGCTCGCGGCCCGTCTTGGGCCGCATATCCGCCCAAAGCGTGCCCAGAACCTCCCAGGTGACATCAAACCCGCCAGCCCCGTCCGCCGTGCGCACCGGGCGTTCCAGCATCAGCTTGCGCTGAAAATGCGCGCCGCTCACAGAAGATCACCCAGAACACGGACGGTCTTGTAGCGCTCAATCAGCGCCAACACGCCAAAAGGCATCGTCGCAGACGCCCCTGCATGATCCGCCCGCGCCTCGTAATTGGTGGCCGCCAGCATCATCACCGCCTGCGCCAGATCTGCGGGAACAGCGCTCCAATCCGCCCCAAACCCGGCGGTGAGTGAGATCCGCACGAACCCGCCCGTCGGGATCGCCGGCAAATTGCTCGCCACCAACTCTGGCCGGAAGAGATCCCGGCGCAGGGTATAAGCACCGCTGTCTACTACACTCTCGCTGCCCGAGGCGGTTACCATCTGCAGCTCACTCACCGCACTCACCGGGCCCACTGGCAACCCCTGCCGGTCCGTGGTAAACCACCGGGTCAACTCCCAGGTGAAATCCCGCTCTAACAGGATCTTGCCCGTCCGCCCCTCGATGACCGCAATCGCCGCCCGCAAGTACGCCTCCAACAGCTCATCTTCGCTGCCATCGTCGGTGAACCCCGTGCCAAGCCGCAGGTGATCCGCAAATTCCGCCACCGGATAGGCCGATGCCGCAGGTGTCGTTACCTCAATCAGGTTCATTTCAGCCGCCCCTACGCCGCAATTCGCAAAACAAGCGCGCGCTCAATCCGGCGCCCGGTGTTCGTCATCGCCCGCGCGCACAGCATGTAGACCTGCCCCGGCAAGCCCCGAGCAATCCGCGCCCGGCTGCTGCTATCGTCAAAATCTTGCGCGATGATCTCGGCTCCTGACGGTTCAACCGACCAGCCCAGATCCCCGTCGATATACTCCCCGGGTTCCAGATACCCCTCCCGCCAATTGACGGTCGCATCGGTGACAGCCTCAGCCGCCTTCAGCACATAGCCACTCATGCCGTTCTCCTTTCCCAGAAATGAAAAAGGACGCCCAACCAGGGCGCCCTTCACGTTGAAAATTGTCAGTCTCAGTTGGTCGCGAATTTCAGCAGTTTGATCGCGGCAAAGTCGCTGACATCGCCACCAATGCGCTTGGTTGCATAGAACAGGACATGCGGCTTAGCGCTGAACGGATCGCGCAGAATGCGCAGATCAGGGCGCTCGGCAATGGTGTAACCCGCACCAAAATCGCCAAAGGCAATCGCCGTCGCATCAGCTGCAATATCCGGCATATCCTCAGCAATCAGCACCGGATACCCCATCAGACGTGCAGGCTCACCCGCCGCCAGACCATCCGACCACAAGAACCGGCCGTCCGCGTCTTTCATCTTACGCACAGCGCCAGCGGTCTTGGAGTTCATGACAAACGCGGCGTTGGCGCGGTAACGCGCACCCAGCGCATAGACCAGATCAACAATCGCATCCGCAGGCTCGGTGGAGGAGAAATCACCAGCCGCACCCGTCGCCACATAGCCCAGCGAGCCCCAGGTCCACGACCCGTTGTCCACAGCCGTATAGCTGAGGAAACCCGTCGGCTTGTCCGTGCCATCACCGTTGATGAACGCACCCCCCTCGGCACGGGCGAACTTGTCGCCAATGCGCGTGGCAAGCCAGCCCTCAACATCAAACGCACTGTCGTCCAGCAACCGCTGGCTCGCCTTGGGCAAGGCAGACAGCTCATGCAGCGGAATAGAAATCCGCTCAATCGCCGGCGTCGAGGTTTCAGAGACATTCGCAGTCTCCGTCGCCCAGCCAGAGCCGATGTCGGTGTGATCAACCAGAACGTCATAGGCGGTCGCCTCGACCTGAACCACATTGGCAATCGCCCGGATCGAGGAGGCATCGCGCAGAACGCCCTCAATGCTGTCAGCCGTCTGCGGATCAACCAGATAGCCACCCTCAGCGGCAACCGATACGTTCAGCGCCTTTTCCTCAACTTCCAGATGGCGCAGCGCGTCATCGTCGCCGGAGCGGACATAGGCGCCAAAGGCCTTCTTATGCGGCACGTCCGCGTCTGCACGGGCGGAAAGTGCGGGCCGGTCGGCGGCCAGTGTCTTGCGATCAAGCATGGTCAAACGGTGTTCCTGTTCTTTGAGTTGAGTTTTAATGTCATCGCGAAATGCGCTGAAATCACTGAAAAAACCTGCCATCGCGGCTTTCACCTCTTGGGCAGGACCGGGGGCACCGTTCGGGCGGCCCTTGGTTTCGGTCTCTGTCAT